AACCGAATTGCGTAAAGCTGCTGAAATTGAAACAGCCTTGATTAAAACCAATGGTGGACGATAATGGCACAGAACGCTTATTTACAAAATTTATTGGGAATTGGACCACCTCTAGGAAATCCAATGGGATTAATGCGGTATGAATATACAATGCCGAATTATCAAAGCCTTCTTAACCAAGGATTAACACCTTCAGATATTGCTGGAAAAGACCCATATTGGGGAAGATTTGGACAATATCCTTTTGTCCTTGATCCAGCAACAAATCAAGTAAGCGTTCCAGGACAGGCTCCTGGAGTAACACCCATTACAACAGATACACAAACAGATACCGTAAGTGAGAGCGTAACCCCAGGAGGGGTTGATTATAGCTCCGATGTTCGAGATACTGTATCCACTCCTTATGGTGATTTCACCAGCGATGACTTTACCCAGGATATTTACACCTATCCAAGCAACAAGCCAATGAACCAAATGACGGAACAGGAGTTGATGGCGTTCGGAGAGGCAAAAGGTTATATTGACGCAGATGGAAGATTAATGGGACCGATGCAAACTACATTAGAGGGAAAAGGTTTATATGGCTCTATGCTATCTCAACCAGCCCAAATAATGAATGACAAGAAATATGATTGGTTTCTTGATTCACTTAATCAAAAAGGAATGATGTTAGGCGGTGCGGTGGATGCCCCACGATTTGCCCAGCACTCTCCGAAGTTTCAAGAAAAAATAAAAATATCTGAATTTTTTAACAGCCGATTATCCGATGATAAACAAAGAGGATTATCCGCTTCTAAAATTCCAGGAACATTCAAGTCTGTACAAACCTTAAAAAATAGCTATGCTCCTTCAGGACGAGATGATAATAATGTTATTTATCACACTTCCACAGGAGGGCATTACAATAATGATGGAAACTTCATCACGGGATATGGACAACAGGCACGATATGGTTCCATGACCGATGCCATAGACACCATTACGGCAGCAGCACAGTCTGGTAACACCAATACCATTCCATCGAAATTCGATCAGAAGTGGTATGACAAGCAAATGAAAAATGTTAATTTAACTACTTCTCAAAAGAATGAGTTGAAGGATAGTTGGAATAAAGCTAAAAAAATAAAACCAGTAGTGTCGGAAGGTAAAGTTAAATATACAGGAATAAAACAAAAAGATACCTCTAAAAAAGATACTTCTAAAACTACTTATAAAGATACAGCACAAGACAAACAAGAAAAGAGAGATCAAGTAAAAAAAGAAACAGCCAAATATAAAGATACAGCTAAAACAGGAGCTAAAGCTGGATATAGTTACGGTTTATAATGGGTTTAGACAAAGAAAAGTCAAAAGGAATACAAGCTAAAAGATTTTTAGAGGATGAGATTTTCACCAATGCGGTGAAAAGAATCCGTCAGGCGATTGACCTTGAATGGAAAAATTCGCCCATGCGTGATTCGGAAGCACGGGAGTGGCTTTATACACTCTCAAAGGCTTTAGATATGATTGTCAACGAGATTACTTCTGTTGCGGAAACAGGAAAATTGGCGAACAAGCAGTTATCTAAAGAGCACAAAGATACTTTGTATCATTAATTTTAATTAAAATTAAAGGAGAGAACAATGGCAGACACGCCTGCAAAGGAATCTGCATTGAATCAATTTCAAGCAGAAGAAGCTCTCGTCAACCTTTTGGATAATTCCAAGGCCACAGGGAACGAGGAGCAAAAATCATCACCCAAAGAAGAAACGAAAAGTGATGATCCACAGGAATTAACCCCTGACGATTTGGATTTAGTATCCGAGGAAACCACAACTTCGCAAGACGAGAAACTTTATGAAGTCAAAGTCAATGGCAAGATGCATAAAGTTACCCTCGAAGAATTGACGAAAGGTTACTCCAAAGATTCTGATTACCGACAAAAATCTGCAAGATTATCCGAAGATCGTAAATCCGTTGAGGATGAACGATTGAAGATAATGGATCAGATGAATGTGGCAAATCAAGAGAGAGAAAAATATGTTCAACGGTTAAATGAACTTTCATCTCAAATGGTAGAGCCGAAAGTGGACGAGGCGGAATTGGATCGCATTTACAATGAGGACCCAGCCGAGTATGTCCGCAGGCAAGCTCAAATATCAAAACAGAGGGACGCTCAAGCAAAAATAAAAACCGAGCTACAATCAGAAAAGCGTAAGAACGAAGAAGTCTATCAGCAAAAACTTCAGAATGTTCTTGTAAAGGAACAGGAGTTGTTAGCGGAGAAGGCACCCATATTTGGTGATCCCGTTAAAGGGGAAAAAACCAGAAGGGACTTAACGAATTTCTTGAAAAGAAAAGGTTTTGGCGACCAAGAACTGAACGCACTTACCGACCACCGAACTGTACTGATGGCGTATGATGCCATGCGAATGGACCAATTACGCACAGCAAAGTTAGATGGAAAGAAAGTGAAGAAGGTTCCCAAGGTTGCAAGCACGAGCCGATCTCATAGTGTAGATGAAGGGGAAATGACATCAGTGGACAAGGCCTTAAACCAACAACGCAAATTTAGTAACAGGGGTAATAACCAGGCGACTAAAGATGCGATGAAAGCATGGTTGGAGGCTTCACAAAAATAAACACATAGGAGGAAAATCAAATGTCACAACCAGGTGGAACTTTTGATACTTATGATATGTCGGGAATCCGTGAGGATTTAGCGAATATCATCTACAACATCTCTCCTACTGAAACTCCATTTTTCTCGATGAGCGGTAAAGGCAAAGCCCATAATACTCAATTCAAATGGTTAACGGATTCACTTGCTGCTGCGGCAGATAACCTAAAAATTGAAGGTGATGATTATACGGGTGCGGCTTCAACCGCTACAACCGAGTTAAATAACTACACGCAAATCTCTGCAAAAAACTTTATCGTAACAGGTACGGATGATGCAGTAGACGCAGCAGGAAGAACTACGGAATTAGCGTATCTCCTTGCGAAAAATGCGAAGGAGTTAAAGAGAGATGTAGAATTTGCACTCACAGCCACTAACACAGCTAAAGCGGTAGGTTCATCTACCGTAGCCCGAAGAACTGGCGGAGTGATGACTTGGATCGCAACTAACCAAAGTGTAGGTACGGGCGGAGCAGCTCCCACAGGAGATGGTTCCGATTCCAGAACTAATGGTACACAAAGAGCTTTCGCAGAATCACAATTAAAAGCAGTTATTAAAGCGGCTTATGATTCTGGCGGAAACCCTGATGTTATCATGGTTGGTGCGTTCAACAAGCAACAACTTTCTACTTTCACAGGCAACAGCACGGCAATTCGTGATGTTCCTGCTAAAACAGTAATAGCGGCAGTTGATGTCTATGTTTCAGATTTTGGAGAAATGTCAGTTGTTCCTAACAGGTTCATGTCGAATAGATCGGCATTTGTTCTTGATAGTGAATACTGGGGTTACAATTTCTTGAGAAATTTCCAAACTCACGAACTGGCAAAAACTGGCGATAATACTCACATGCTCTTATTAGTTGAAGGTGGTCTTGTATCACGCAACGAAGCGGCATCAGGTATTGTTGCAGATTTAACAAATTCTTAATTTTAGGTTAAGTTAAGGAAACCTAGGGGCCTTCATAGGCCCCTTATTTATTGAAGATCGAAAGATCAGAACGATAGAGGAAATAAACTATGAGAACTTTAAACGATTATTTTATCATGGGTGGCAACATGACTGCCATTCAAACAGCAGATAACGAAAGTCCAGTATGCGTGATTCCTGATAGAGGAATACTCAAAGCAGTCTGGATTAACTGTCATACAGTTATTGATGCAACGACAACTTTCGACATTATGAAAAATGGTTCGGATACATCTGTTGATGCAACTTTAGCTGATGCAACAGCCGATGAAACAGGAGTGGAACTATCTCTTGGTGGCACCATACAATTAGAGGCTGGAGATGCAATCAACTTAAAAAGTAACGGTGAACAATCTGCCTCAACTACAGCAGACTTGACTTACATCATTCGCAGATAAGGAAAATCATGGCAAGAGTATATTATTATAGACCAATTAAATATACTGTTCAGGACCATTCTGGTGCGGGTGTTTTAACGACCGACATAAGTGCGGAAATCAATGTTGTTAATATTTCAACAACTATTGATTGTTACTTCAAAGTAGAGGGAACCGCAGCAAGCAAAGATGGCATGTTATTAAGTGCTGATGGAGATATAACAATCAAAGTCAGTCCTTCTGATACCATTTCAGCGTATGCGACAGGAGCAGGTCAAATATCAGTAACGGAGATGTCTGAATAGTGAGTAAAAAATTACCTATTGAGAATACAGGGGTTACTCAAACTACTGTTCATAGTGATGAAGGTGAGGGTAAGATACACATAGAAACCACACAAGATGTTCAACCTGTTTTAGAAGAAAACAAGATTAAGCATAACTTGGGAGAGTTTCACAATAAGAAAAAGGATTGGTATCACGCAGCAAGTATTCCATTGGTGGTTGTTCAGCAACTGTCCAAGAAAGGAATCATGCACCCTCACGGAGCTATCAAGGACAAGAAACGATTTAAGAAATGGATGAATGATCCTGACAACAGGGCGTTTCGTATTTGGCAAGGAAATTTATAATGGCACTAGATTCGTATTCAAACTTAAAAACAGCAGTAGCCAACTATCTGAACAGAACAGATTTAACGAGCTATCTCGATGATTTCATAGATTTAACAGAGGCAAGACACGCAAGAGAACTGCGTTTAAGACCAACCATCATCATTACCACAACCAATGCAACAGGAGGAAACAATAAGATTCCTCTGCCCAGCGATTATCTGCAATTTGTTTATGTTCAACTTAATTCAGGTAGTAAGAATTTTCTTCAGTATATGTCCCCTAATGAAATTAGCAGGATATATCACAGCCAGGGAAATGCAGGTCCCATTTACTACACCATTCTTGGTGATAATATTATGTTTGGACCGACACCATCAGGTAATAGTGAAATAGAAATGTGCTACTACAAGAAAGTGCAGGGGTTAAGCTCAACAAATGCCACCAATGAAATTCTAAAAAATTACCCTGATTTATATTTATATGGTTGCCTGTTAGAGGCACAACCTTTCATCATGGCCGATGAACGATTACCCGTATGGGCAGAAATGTATCAGACGGCTGTTCGTAATGCGGAAGATGGCGATGCAAAAGAAAAACATTCTGGTTCCCCGTTACAAATGACACCATCGGGAGCATTTGCCAAAGCAAGAAGTTGGCCGCAAACTAATGTAAGTGCGTAATGATTCCTTTTGGCGATTATATTCCAGATGCCAACCCATTCATGAGTGGAGGGGCGACAAAGGCGAATAATGTCATACCGAACTCTGATGGCTACAGGGCGTTACCGAACTTTGCGTCAAGAAGCGATGCTCTTACCAATGAGGCAAGAGGACTAT